ATCGTATTCGTCTTGCCATGCCATTAGTCGTTCTCCTCCTCATTCATGTCTTGTACTTTATCTATGTGGTATTCTACCCACACTTTTGTTTTTTTACCAACACTATATTGTTTTAGTAAATCTGTAATACTTTGTTCCATGTGATTAAAAATTAAATCAAACACTTCTTCTGCTTCTTTTATATTGCTTGCAGTAATTATATAATCACGTGTACTGTTGTCAGTAAACATAACTTTTACATCTCTATCCATTGGATCTGGTGCGCTCATTCTTCTTCTCCTATAGCTATAGCAGTATTCATCATCTCGTTGTAATCAGTTACAAACTTTGTTGTTAAATCTTCTACTTTTTTTGGATTAATTTTGTTAAGTTTAATAGATGTCTGTGACACTTCTTGTCCACCGCATGCGTTAGCCATAGCTATCGCCCACTTCTTCATCTCCTTTTGACTTGTAAATAAGTTCATAACTTAGTCGCCGCCGCGTTCTGATCTAACAAATACATAATGTATAACGTTATTCCAGTTCTCAAAATGGTGTATGTATAAACCATTTTTTTGTAACCAGGCAGCTAATTCTCCTGTGCTGTCTATGTACTTAGGACTGTTTTTATGTATTACAACAAATCCTCTACCAGTTTCACCAACTGATTGTACAAGTTCAGACAACATAAAGTTATCATCAAACGTAGTATTAATTGCAGTCATTACTACCTCCCACTATTAATTATATAGCATAAATACAGAATCGTAAAGAATTTAAAGAAAAACACCAGATCGAAGTTATGATCTGGTGTCAAGGATCAGAGTAAAGGAGGAAACCTCTGACCAATGAAGTGACTTGACAATAATTATAGCATGCAGTAATCTGTGAAGATAGTTATCTTACGTGTCATAACGTTAGACAACTCCTTCCACAAGCAATAAAGCGGACCTGCGAGTCCGCTTTGCTTTATACTATCTCTTTATTATTGTGTCCATTCTGATCTATAACCATAGTCATTACACCTTGTTTAGTTTTCTTACCTGCTTGATGTTCAAACCATGTTGATTCATCTAAGCTAGGTACCTGGATCCAGGTGCGTCCATCATGTAATTCACGGTGATGATGGTAATGACCTGTAACAAGTATGTCACTGGATCCTGCATGAAAGCCACCAAATGTCTGATTCTTCCACCAGTTCATAAGTTTATTTTCTACTGATCCACTGTAACCTGCAAGATGTCCGTGTGTAAAGCTCATGTTTGTGCCACATACATTAAGTGATAAGTGTGGTTCATCTGGTATAACAAACTTTACATGTTTGTATTGTGGTTTGTCTGCAAATATTTCAGCTATTTGTTCAAACACTTCTATGTCATAGTTGTCCATCTCACCTGTTGGTGCTAAGTTCTTTGCAATTCTTTTAGTACCATGATTACCTGGTACTGCACCTACTACAACAACATCAAAGTCTCTTGACCATTCAACTAATGCTTTAGCAATTAATCTTCTAGCTAACTTCATCTGATTACGATAGTCAAGCTCTACGCCGTTAGGTCCCATTGCTTGTGGGTAAAATCCTACGCAGCCCTCGACAATATCACCTAATCCTACAACTGTTAACTGATCAAGCTGCACTCCTGCTTTACGCAAGAAGTTATAACGATCACGTACTGTATCTATCTTTTCTAAAAATCTATTTACAATAGCTTCAGTTCCACCACCATCACGCTTGCCTAACTGTAGATCAGATATAGCAACAAAGAAACTAGCTTGTGGTTTTGTTACTTTAGGTTTAGCTTTACGCTTGTAAGTTTGGATCCATTTAGATATACGATCATAATCTTCTTTGTCTAGTGCATGTTCTTTGTACACGATCTGTGCTTTGTATGCCCATGCTTGTTGCACGTCTCCTTTGCCCATATTCATATCCCACGTGCTTACACGTATAGTGTCATTTAGAATAGAATACTTGTCAGGATCGAATCCCCACGATCTAAGAAGATCATTAAACTCTGGACTAGCATTGTCCATAGCTCTTGTTGTTATAGTACCTGTCTTAGTTTTGTAATTAAATTCTACGCCAGGTTCCCAACCGTTAGGGTGGTTAGGTGTATCTTTAACTTCGTTGTGTGCTACGTCCTGTTGGGTTGCAGTAAGTTTACTTACCTGCGAGTTGTTTTTTTGCATACTCTTTTAGTACAACTATTACTGATCCACCACCTGCAATTGCTGCAGCTTGTATCGCTGTAATGTCTAAGTCGAGTGCAGGACCTACAAGTAAAGCAGAACCAAATGCTTCAATGAATGTCCATACAACTTTTTCGATAAGTGCTTTGAGTTCGTTACTCATATTATCTCCAGTCTATATTATTGGTCTTCCCTGTAGTTTAGCGTCAATTCGTGTCACTTTTTCGTAAATAGAATCTAACGTTTTACTATCGGAACTTTGTTCTGGTGCGGCAGCACCATCTAAATTTATCTTACTTACTTCTAATGTAACTGGTTTACCTTGTAATAATACTTTTGCAACCTTCGCATACATATTTTGATACGCTATGCGTGACTGTCCAATCATACCGTCTTTACCTAAATCAAGATCTTGTTGTGTGTTACCTGTGAGAATACAACCAGATGTATGTTCGTCCGTATTCCCAGAGTGGATAAGAATGTACTGAAATCCAGGTACCTTTTGTAGTTCTAACATACCGTAGTGTGCATTCTTATATCTTGCACTGTATTTCTGGTGAAATCCACCAACTTTTCTAAACTTTATATCGTATGTACCTTCAGGTATGCAGGTTTCGTGCATTACTTTTACTGCTTGATACTGGTCTTCAAGTGTGTAACACTCAAACTTACCGTCAATATACATAAGACCATTGGTAGCGTCTATACCAAACTGTGTACGAACAACTTGTATTTTCATTATTCTCCCTGTTTACTTAACCTTAGTATAGTCTTTGCATTGGGGATTTGTACAGTATAGTTTACTGTTTTTAACAAGAAGATGTTGTCCGCATTTAGGACAAGATACTTTCGTATTATCCTACCTGCTAGCTGCCCACATGTTGTCCACCATATTAGGATATTTACGACCATTAGCTGCAGCTCTAGCTTTTGCCTTTGCTTTTTGTGCAGGTGTCAGCTTCTTTGATTTGCCTAAACCTTTTGGTCTTGGTTTATCCCAGATTGGTTTTTGTTTTTTTGCCATTCTTTCCTACCATTTATGTTTGCAAGCCCAATATCCTGCAGTAAATTTATCTTTCTTTGCACTGCAATTGTGTCTTGCATGAAACGCTTGATTTCTTTTAGTTCCTTTAGGACTACCTTTTTTTCCTGCTTGTCCAAATCTTACTAGCTTTACCTTATCGCCTTTTTTTGCTAAGACAACATGGGATTTACCGCCAGAGACTTGCGCTTTAGGTTTATTATAACCAGAAAATGTTTGTCCTCTGTACTTAATAGTCATGACTACCTAGTCATTTTTTTCTTACGCTTAGAAGAATATCTTTTTTTCTTCCCTGCTTTTGTGTAAGGCATTACCTACTCGCTCTCTGTGATGGATTGTCACCACTATCTTTACGTAATCCTATAGTTAATAACCATAAGATCGTACTTAATATTATAGCAACACCGACTATGTCTTTAGCTGTGCCAGTCAAAGTTAGCCATGCTATAAAAAAACCTAGTAAAGTAAACGTTTGTGCAATCGTTTCTTTTAATATATCTTTTATCCAGTTAATTAATTTTTTTATATACTTCATACTCTACGTCTTATTCTAACTGGTACGACTTGCACACTAGCCACAATTTGCGAAGCTATGATCACTGGAACTACGACTTCCTGTGCTTTTTCTTTTTGTGTAGAGGTCATTGTGTCACCTAATGTTGTAAAATCTATTGCAGCTATATCTATATCTGTAAATGCACCAATAGGATCAGCGAGGAACTCTTCTGTTTGTATCTCTGTTACTACATCAGCAAGGTTATAATCTTCTACGTCAGCGTTTTCTACTGCACGTTCTACATACTCTTCTACTGCTTCTGCAACAGCTTTGTCTTCTTTAACTGCTTCAGCTATAATCTGTACGTCTTCTGGTTCTTCTAAGTTAAGAACTTCTTGTACAACTTCTACTTGTTCTTCTGTTAATACTTCTTCTGTAGCTATAGTTATAACTTCTTGTATAACTTTGCTTACAACTTCAAGTACATCTTCGCTAACTTCTGTAAGATTTTCCACTCCGACATCAGCAACTTCAGTAAGTACTTCGATAACCTGCTCTGTTTCAAGATCTTCTACCTCTACTTCCTTTATGTCTTCTACAAGATCTTGTACAGTTTGCCCTTCAGGCTTTTCTGGCTCTTCTTCTGGTTCCAGTATGATCTCTTTTGTCTCTTCAATTTCTTCCTCCTCTTTTATTTCTTCTTCTTTATTATCTTCGTCTTTGACATCTTCCTCTTGAACTCCCTCTTCTCTGATGTCGTCATCTCCTGGTATCTCTTGATCCAACTCATCTTCTATAATTTCCTCTTTAGGTTCATCAATAGGATCCTCATCTTTATCTTGAATGACCACTTCAGGTACCACAACATCATCATCAGGAATGACTTCTTCGGTATCTGGTTGTTCTTTTTCATCTTCTTCTATTATAACTTCTTCTTCTTTTTCTTCTACTACTTCTTCTTCAATAACCTTTTCCTCTTCTTCTGGTATGTCACAATCACCACGATCTATTTGTGCGTCTGTCATGTAACAACCATACTTATCTTCATTAGCTTTACGTTGATTATCACGATCTACAGTTCCATCATCTACTTCTGTTTTAGTATATTCTGATGTACTACCGTCATCATTTACTACTACATACAAAGTAGTAGTTGTTGTAGGTGGCGGAGGCGGTGGAGGAGGTGGAGGTGGTTCTGTTGTAGTTGTAGTACTGCTAGTAGTTGTAGTTTCTTCTTCTACTACTTCTTCTTGTGCTGCAGCTTCTGTTGTTGGAGGTAATGTGCTGCTTGTTGTTGTTGTAGTTGATGTGTCATTACATGTTGTACTAGGTGTGGACCAATTTTCTACACCTACAAAAGGTTCTTGATTAGGTATATCTATTGCCATCTGTGCTGTTAGTGTGCTAAAACTATTGTCAGTGTCATTGTCTGATCTAATCTTTGTTCTAAAATTACCGTAAGGATTAGCAAAATATGTTTGTAGATCAGATAAAGAAAACGTGTGATAGTTCCATTGCAAGTTACCTGTGTGTCCAAATGATGTTGATACACAAAAACTATTTGTAGTTACATCATTATCAATGTCAAAAAATATAGTGTATTTTTCTGGTGGACTATCTTCAAAACCATCTGATGTATATATACCTATTTTTATGTCACCGTTTGTTGTGTCTATTTCAATAGATTGATTGTATGGTGGTTGTGTAGGTACATGATCTGCAAGTACAGGAAAAGGAATTACTAAGAACGCAACAATACATAAGCGTACAAGTGTATTAAATTTGTGTAGCACGGAACTTACTTAGTTCCGCAACAACCACCATTGCCACCGCAACATGCCATTATATTTCTCTCCCATTCATATCATTATGTGTCTTACTATCTAAGATACCGAATGCCTGGTTGACTTCTTCAAATGTAAGTTTGCCGTCATTAAGATATTTTCTAGCAAGTATTTCTAGGACATTAGCTACGCCTAGTAGTCCTGCAAGTAATGATGACTGTATGACATCTATTCCTATTAAACTACCTGCACCAATAACACTCAATGCCTGTGCTATAAATACAGCAATCATGCGTTTTGATATATTCCAGTACAATGCGTAGCCGTCCATTATTACATTATACTATTTAAGAATGCAGCACTACTGGTTATTGCAACAAGCCAACCTAAAATTTCTTGACGTGATGGTGACTTATTTATTTTTTCGTGTAGTTCATCAATACGCTTATTAGCAATATCAATTTCTTCTTTAATTAATTGCAAATATTCTTTAGTTGTAAATCCGTTGCCGTTTGACATTATGGTAAATCATCTTCCCTAAGATCTATCCAATCCCATTCTTCCTTGTAAGTATACCTATTGTCAAAATCGTAATTAGATAAATTGTTAAGTAAGACTAAAAATTTATTAAATAAATAACCTAATGCAAATCCTATAACATAATCCATTTGTGAATTGTATCACAAGGTTATAAATCTTTTTTAATTTTATGCCATTTGTTGCTGTTTGCGTGTAAATAAGTAGATTTAGTTTGTTGTTTTTTGTAAAACTTTTCATCATATTGGCGTACATTTAAATTTAAAGTTTCTTCTTTTTTGTATGGAGTAAGCATAAGTAACGGATCACCTGCGTTAATAACAAATTTAGTTTTTACATCTTTTGTATCTGTAATAAACTCAAATGGAAAATTTGTTTCGTGCCATATATCTGTTTCTACCATGCCAGGTAACAATCTAATATTTTTTCTGTGATGATAAAAAGGGTCACGAAAAGCTGTACCATATCCTTCTACAGTTTCAATAAAATATGGTGACATAAGTTTTAAAACTCCATAATTGTATAGTGTATTTAAATTCATCATTTTTGTTTGTTCTGCATGATGATTACTAATCCAACCAAAAGGTGGTTTAACTACATTACCTACTGAAAATTCCCAATTAACAATATTATCTTTAATTTCAAAAAACATATCAGACCATGCAGGTATTACTATTCCATTAGTTATCTCCTCTTGTATTGCAGGACAATTTTTAGCATGAGGTGGTGTGCCATCTGAACCAAAACTTTCTAAACTGTTTGCAATTTTATTTTTTTTATACCATTCAGGTAAAAATTTATTAGCAGGTTGTGGTGGAAAATTATTAATTATTGTTTCAAATTCTAAAGTTCTAGGATATATATTTATATCTATCATAATAATTTTTTTGGTCTGCGACTTTTAATATCTTCGTATAAATTCATTATACCTTTTCTGTAATTAACAATACCTGTAATTTGTTTTTTATATTTATAAATTTTATCTGTCATTTCTGTGTACTTTAAATGTATTTGTTTATTAAATACAAACATTAACATAGGTACATTTACAAATAACTCAACTGTTGCAGGTTTACTATTATCTAATAACACTAAAGCAACATTTAAATGTCTAACCCAATCTTTAATATATAGTTCTCCACTTACATAAGAACAATTATTGTAGTTTAATGGTGGAGGAACTGTCATAACACTTACATCTTTAGTATCTGTTACAAAAGCGTAAGGTGTTAAGAACTGAATACTCATTACATTATTTGAATATTGTAACTCTAAATTTTTTTGTAAAATGTTATGTACTTGTTCTACTTCTTTGTGTACTTTAGTATCAAATTCATAATGATAATATGGTTCGTTATTTTTTAAACCAAATTCTAATTTAAAACTTATAGGAGAATTTACATAAAATAATTTTTTGCTAGTAGAAGAAACAGCAGGGCAACCTAATTGTTTTACATTATTGTATTCTTTTATATTAGAATAAATACCTTTAGGAAAATCATTAGTATTAATAATATATTTAACTGGTATTAATTTATTTTTAGGAAATAACATAATCCACCTTTCTGTTATTTAAGCTGTTTCCCACCCTTGTGTATTATCTGCTTGATATGCTTCATCATTCCATGTATAAGCATTTTCATTATCAGGAACTGGTATAGGAGGTTTCCACTTATTATGTTCATCTAATACATAACTAGCATGTGGTTTAGGTTGTAGATATTTACCTTCATCTGCATTCCACTCTGTTTCACTAGCAACAAAAACATCATTGACAGGGTCATAGGCATTACCTATTGTTGCAAAATGACCTCTAAATGTTTTACTTTGGTCCTCTGATAATTCACCTTTTTCATCATAATGTTTATAATATTTTGTATTATAAGATGTTCTTTTTACAGATGT